GGGTGAGATGACAAAATACGATTTATTTACAGCCGGAGGCTACGCACTTTTGGGAAGTAAGTCATTATACCCTAAATTTGTAGAGATGAATGAACAATCTTCTAAAATAGATGATAAATTATTCGATACTTTTGATTACTTTTGATTATTAAAATATGAGTGAATATACAGTATTGTGGCCTAGGGATAATGTAGATCCTAATAAAAAAGATAACAAGTGGTTATCACAAGTAGGCCGTGCCATTTTTTTTCGTTATGAAAATAATAAGACTTATTTCAGCCGAGCGGATATGGCTCGACTATTAGAAATACGCAATTACTCAGAGGGCAATCAAAGTCCTCAAAAGTATATTGATATGTGGGCCTCAAGAGGCGATGAGAAAACAGGTGCTAACGCTAATTTCAACTCAGCAAATGCTAGAGGTAAGAAAAAAGGTTATGCTAATATGGACTTTAAGATATTCTCTATGGCTCCAGAGCTTAAAAGAATTATTATGTCTGTAGTAAGTACTCAGAACCAAAGAATACAAGTAGATTCAATCAATCCAGATATCAGAAACCAAAGAGCTATTAAGAAATACAAGTTATTTATTAAAAGTAAATTGGATCCGATCATGAGAAAAATCGGCAAACCTGTATTAGCGGAAAATGAATTTGCACCTGAAAATATTACCGAGCTAGAGCTTTATGAAACACTAGGTGGTTTCAAATTGAATTATGAGATTGGAGTAGAAAAAATTGCTGAGTTTGGATTCACGAATAGTGATTGGACCAAAATTGAACGTCAACTAAAAGACGATGCAATTAATTTTGGATTTATGGTATTAAAAGATTATACCGATCCTGATTCAGGCGCAGCTAAAGTAAAATATATTGACTCAAGTAAATTTATATGTGCTTGGACCGATGAGGCACAAGGAGACAATAGTCCATTTGCAGGTCACTTTGAGAAATATAGTATTCCTCAAGTTAGAAAATTACTTTCTCAAAATGGATACGATGAGGAGTTTGTGGAGGGATTTGTTAATCAAATTGCTAAATGGTGTTACGATACTGTTTACGCTAATGACCGTTATGGTTGGTCTTGGTATTCTCAAAGAGATACATTAACTGACCGTATGCGTTACGATGACTTTTTCGTAGATGTCCTTGAATTTGAATATATTTCTAAGGACAGTATGTTCTTTAAAAAGAAACAAAAGGATCAATCGATTCAGTTTTATAAAGACATGTTTGGAGAGTATGTAAATACAGAAAAGAAAAAAACGGTGGTCATTGACGGCCATTTTATATACGAAGGATTCTTTTTGCCAGGTGCTAATATTTGTGTAGGTGGCAAACAGAAAAACATGAAGCGTGTTAATAAGCAAAGACCTCAACTCTCTTATCGTTTCACTAAGATACCCGGAAAATCAATTACAGAGACGGCAATCCCTGTTTATGATTCTCTTATGATTAATCATATGAAATTACAGGCAGCTAAATTGGCCGCTGCTCCTAAGGGTATTGCAATTGATATTGGGGCATTAAATGTTAACAGCATTGCCGGAACATTATATACTCCATTTGATATTGTTCAAGTATATTCTCACACGGGTAATTTCTTTTATAAATCGTCAGTGCTTGGAGGAAAGGTTAATACTTCTCGCTCATTTGAAGAATTAGAGGGTGGTATTGGAAGACAGTTAACAGAGTGGATAACTGCCTATCAGCATGACGTTGAAAAATTGCTGCAAATCACAGGTATTACTCCTACAATGGCAGGATCTCCAGCAAAAGGAGATAAGCTAGTAGGTATTGCAGAATTGGAGGTTGAAGCTACTAATAATGCTCTTTGGCCAATACAACAAGGATTAGAACAGATTAAAATAAAGGCTGCTGAAAATATGATACTTCGTGCAATAACAACCATGAAGTATGATAAAGACACTAGAGATTATTACGCTAGTGTATTTGGCAAATCAACAGTAGATGCTATTTTAACTGGAGCTGATGTTACATTAGATGAGCTAGGTCTTTCATTAACTAATAAAGTATCTCAAACGCAGAAGTTTAAGATTATGGAAGCTGCTGAGACCGCTTTAAAGGTTGGTCGTAATGGTGTTCCTGAAATAGAACTTGCCGATTATACTATGATTATTGAGATGCTCGAGAAGGGTAGAATTAAAGAGGCTACTTGGTATTTAAATTATAAGTCTGCTAAGAAGAGAAAGTATAATGATGAAATGGCAGCTCAGAACCAACAGGCCCAATCTCAATCGTTAATTGATCTAGAACAACAAAAACTTCAAAATGAACTACAGCTTATTGAAGCTAAAATGCAAGCTAAGATTCAAGAAGAAACTGCTTTGTCTGAATTGAGAATGAAAGAAAAGCAAATGGAAATTTCTACTAAGACTCAAGGTAACATTGAAGAAATTAAAACAGAAGCATATTTACAAGAGCAGACAGGAACAGAGATTACAGGATCAATGCGTAAAAGATAACAACACACATAAAAATAACACACAATGGAAAACGAAGAAATTCAATCAACTAACATTTTTGCTGCCTTAGGCATCGAAAATCCAGAACCAAAAACAGAATCTAATCCTGTTGAAAATAATAACCAAAGTTCAATTTCTGAACCAGGCAATGAAAACAATCCACTAGTTACGGATGACGCAACATTTAAGGCATCTGATTTAAGATCTATCTTTGGAGATTTTGAATCTATTGATTCTGTGAAAGAAAAATATTCGATGTTCGAAGAGCGAGCAAAGAAATATGAAGAGTTTGAGCCTTTTATCCGTGAGCAAGAGACTTTAATTCAACAATTAGAATCTCCATTTGCCAATGAAAAATTAGCAAACTTAAATTCTTTTATTAAAGGAACAGGCATCAATGACTTAGAAGTTGCTAATAAATTTGTAGGTAAAAGCACAGAAGAAATTAAACAAAATCCTGTTCAAGTAATGGCACTTGCTCAAGTAATACAAGAGCCAGATCTTCTTAAGACAATGTCATTTGAGGATATTTGCGAAACGATTGCTGAAGAGAATAATACTTACTCTGATGTTACATTTGATGACGCCCCAAAAACCATGAAAATGAAATTGGGTAAAAATGTTAATATTGTAGAAGAAAAATTACAAAATATTGGTGACAACAAAGATTTTGTTGCATCTTTGCGAGAACAATTTAACACTAAACAACAAGGTGTTGAAAAGTTGGTTAATGAGTGGAAGCCTTTTGCGGAAGAAGCTACAAAGATTAGAGAAATAGAAGTGGAGGTTGAAGGGTTTAAAATCAAGTCTTCGGTGTCGGAGCAAACGATGAACCAAATTCAACAAGAGGTTCTAGGTATCATATCTTCAAATCCATTACCAACTGACGAGCAAAATGTGAGAGCAATCCAAACATATGTACGGAATCGTGCAGAAGCTTTGGAAGCAAAAAACATTTACAAGTCTTTGATCTCAGCTGTTAAAGGGGAGGCCCGCGAATCAGCTCTCAAAGAATTTCACAATGGCTCAGAAGTGGTAAAGCATGAGAAGCCAGATAATCAATCTGAAAAGTCTCAACTACAGAGGTACTTCGAATCTCAAATGTAAAAAATAATAAATTTAATATTTAGAAAAAATGGCTTTTTTTAATCCCGTATCGAACGCAGGTCTGAGTGGTAGCATGCTATCTATCTTTGATGCGTCTTACACAAGTGGACTTTTAGTTCCACATTATTTGCGTACTTTGAAAAACAAGTATGGTGACAACGGTCTTTCTGACTTCCAACTTTTGATGGGACTTGGAATGAAGCGTGGTGTTCAAAACACAACTGGATGGCACTGGGAAAAGGGCTTCTATGATGCTCCTATTGCTTTGACTTCTGTTGTTGTTTCTGCTAGCCCATCTGGTACTGCAAACAGCACCATTACTGCTAATATCACATCTCAAACAGGAACTCCTCCTCCAGCAGGTTCTCCTAACGACTTTATTGATTTAGTTTACGCTAAAGAAGGTCAAATCGTGATGATTGCATCTCATTCAACTCTTCCTTTAGGTCGTGTTCGTTCTGTTATTGCTACAACTACTGGTGCAGGTGTTGCTGATATATTTGAAGTTAAGATTGACGCAATTGAAAATGGTGGTTTTGCTTCTGTTGCTTCCTCTGCTACTGCTGTAGTTGTAGGTTCTGCTTGGGGCGAAGGAACAAACCAACCTAGTTCATCTCAGTCTTTCTGGACTAAGTATAACTGGCAGACTCAAATCTTCAAGGAAACTTATGAATTGACTGGTACTCAAAAAACTAACCAACCACAATGGATGGAAGTTGAGTACGGAGATGGTAAGACTAAGAAGATGAACGGTTTCTTCTACGAAGGACAAGATGAGGCTGAATATCGTTTGATTAAGCAAATCGCTTTGTCAATGATCTTTGGTAAGGCTAATACAAACACTAACGTACCTACTACGTTTTCTGGTTTGGATTCTCAAATTGCTTCTCGTGGAGTTGACTTAACTGTTGGTAATACTTTAACAGTTCAGGACTTAAGAGAGATGGCTAATGCAATGTCTAAGCGTTATTCTAGCAACTTGTTCTTACTATGGTTAACTCAAGAGTTATACTCTAGCTTGAATGATTCTGCTGGTGCGGTTAACACAACTAGTGCTAACGGATTCGGTAACGCTAACGTAAATGCATTGAATGAATCAGTTGCTGACGTATTCTTCGGTGGAAAAATGAATGACGTTGAATCACTAATGGGTACTTTGTCTTACAATGGACTTGTTGTAGATGGTTACAACTTTATGATCAAGCAAGCTCGTTTCATGCAAGATCCTAACACTACCGCTGTTCTTGATGCTACTACAGCTCCGAACTTGCGTTACCGTGGATGGGCCATCCCATTGAACAAGATGGCTGATGCTGAAGGAGTACTTCGCAACCGTATCGAATTAGTTTACAAGGAAATGGATGGCTATAGCCGTTTCATGGAAGTAACTGATGATGGTCGTGCATCTGCTCGTAAGATCGGACAAACTGACGTTGCTCGTCTTTACTTGTCTTCAGACTTAGGATTTGATTTCTACTGTTTGGAGCAATTCGGACGTTTGAAATATGCATAATCTGCATAATCTTCTTTCATAAATGTTGGGGAGTGGAATATCCCTCCCCAGCATTTTACTTTTAACACACAAAAAAAACACAATATGTTATTTATAGACGATGAAAAATTCACGTTAGGCCCAGATGAGCTTAACCAATTAAAAGCTGTATTCCCTGAGTTTATGATGAAAAACAGACCTCAGAGAATTGCTTATACTGACTCTGCTTCAACGCGAGTTCAAACGAATAACCCTCATGTCCCTTGGGTACATTCTAAGCCATTAAAAGGCATTCTTTTATTCCATACTTGGGCTGATCCTGAAACAGGTGAGGAGCGAGAAGTTAGATATACTGATACTGCTCCAAAGTTTGGTAATGATGGAAGAAGACAATATGGATCAAAAAGTTTAATGATCGATTCTGGATTCATGTTTAATCCTGAAAGACATAAAGAACTTTTATGGTTTTGTTATAATTTTTGCCAGGCATTTGAAAATGGTAAAAGAGGCAATCAAGGTTCTTCTTTTAAGTTCTTAATGCCAGAAAAAGATGCTAAAACAAAAGCAATTAGCATGTTTGCAGAAGCAAAAGCTAAAGCTGCAATTGGTAATTTGACTAAAGAGAAAATGATTGCACTTTGCCAAAGTCTAGGAATTATGTTAAATTACGATGACACAAACAAAGAATTGATCTTGTCTCGCCTCTACACCGAGATGGATAATAACGCAGATAAAAAAGCTAAGTTAATTGAGATGTTCTCTCCTGAACATGATGATGAAATTAGAAACATGATCGAAGAGGCTTGGAATATTGACGCTATTATGCCTAGTCTTGATGGTGAAAAGACTGTAGTAATGCTAGGGGACAAAGAAGTTGTCTTAGCTGAGATTCCGGTAGACAATCGCGAGGCCTTAGCTGAATATTTAGCTAAGGACAAGAAAGCACTCGCTTTGCTTAAGAAGGTCCTAGCCTAAACTAAATTAAAAATAATCTGAAATGGGGTACGGTTTGTACCCTATTTTTTTTATCTTTGTGTATAAATTACAAGAAAAATGATTACTTCACTTAGATTTAATATCTCTACAAAAAAATATTTAGCACTTACATACCCACCAGAAACTGTATATGCAAAGATATATGGCCCAACAGGTGGATTGATTTTAGATAGAAGGTCTACTCCTCTTATAGACGATAGTACCTTTTCAGATACCTACGACTTGCCTGTTAACACTAGTGGGGATGTTGTTCAGGGTACGTATTCATATTATTACGGCACAGACAATGCTTTACAAAACACTCTCTCTATAGTTGCAACTAGACCTACTACAGGACAAGTTGGGATAACATATCTTGTTTTTTCAGGAATGGAAACTCCTTCAATATCTAGATACAATGCGTCCTATTGGTCTGTTGGTGAAGTGAGTGAATATGTTAACTACGAGCCTGTATATTACGCTGTAGTTAATTATTTAGGATCTACAGCTCCATGCTTAGAGTTTAATGTTACAAACGATTGCAACTTTTACCCCACAGGTCAAATTGTAGCAACAGATACAACTAATTATGGAGATTACGATATTGATGATCGTAGTATCCAATTATATTATCCTAATGGTCTTTCTCCTGCACCGATTTCTCCATTTGTTGAAACAACAACAGCAGCGTCTCTTGTAGTAAATACATTAGCCACAGGATTGTGGACAGCCATTTTAACTTCAAGCGTTAATATTACGCAAGACGATGGTTTGTACTTGACTTACACGTTAAAGAAAACGCTAACACACAATGTTGCATGTAATGCTCAATTGTGTAGTGTTAATGCTACTCTAGATAAGATCACTGAAATATACGCAAAAGATTTAGGCTGTGGCACAACTACTCCTCGTTATGCTCAACAATTAATTTTGGCAAATGCATATTATTCTCAATATCAAATAGAGAGATCTTGTGGAAATACTATTGCTGCTGCTGAGTATGCGGAAAAACTTACGGCTCTTGTTAATCAAACAACTACCGATTCTGGTTGTTCTTGTGGGTGTAGCGGTTCAAATTGCAGCTGTAATTCTTCTTGTGGTTGCAATGGCCACGATGACGCTCCTCAATGGGTTAATAACACAACAAGCGAGACAGGATATAGATCATATGTAGCTTTAATTTCTCAATCTGATTCAGATGATCCTACTGCAATTATTCTTGAAAATAGTTTAGGAGATATTCAATGGAGTTGGAGTGATGATGGTGAATATTACGCGTATCTACCTAATGCATTCCCTGCTGACAAAACTTTTGTTAGAATTAATTTATCAAACAACACAAGTGTAATTATAAACGCATATAGATTTGATAATGATAATATAAAGGTATTGACAGGGGGGCTTGATGATAAGCTAAATAACAATGCGTTTGAAATTAGAGTTTATAATTAATAGAAGATTATGAATCTTAACGAGATATTAGATCAGGTATACAACAAGATTGGTAAGGATGCTTATGGCAACCTTATCACTCCTGATATTTACAATCAGGCTCTTGACTATGTCAACACGGCTAAGATGAATGATTATTTAGAAGTATATGAAGAGGATCAGGAAATTACAGATAACTTGCGTCCTTTTATTGTCACTCTTGGAGACAATGATTCTACACCGCTTCCTTTAGATTCTTACGGATATGGCATCTTGCCAAGTAATTATTTAAGATACGGTAAGGCTAGTAGATATGATTACGAAAATACTCCTACTGGCTCTCGTTTAATTTACAGGCACATTGAGATGTTGTCTAATAAAGATTTTGCTTATAGATTATCAACATCTTTATTTTCTCCAAGTTTAGCTAGACCGATTCTAACTATACAAAATGAGAAATTACTTGTTAGACCTCAAGGTATTCAGACAATTAATTTAACATATGTAAGATATCCTCTAGTTCCATTTTTTGATTACGATATTATTAGTGCGACTGGTATGCCGTATTATTTACCGCCTGGTACTGAGCATGATGATACAGCAACATTAACTTGTAACCCAAACTTCTCTCCTGGAAATCCGAGTATAAGCGTAGAGTTTGAGTGGTATGATGACATTCATGTAGATTTAGTTAACGAGTTGACAAAGTACTTTATGATTAATCTTAAAGACCTTAATTCACTTGGAGTTTTAGAAATTGAAAAAGGATTAATGCCATGACGAAGAGACAGCTGATAGAATTAATACAGGAGCGTCTCGCTTCAGGTGATGTTCCTAATGATATTTTAGGTCGTTATAAGTACAACACTATTGCTGCTCTTTTGGACATTGTGTTTCAAGAGGCATCAAATACTGATAATGATTTGACCCAAAGTATGGCAATACCCTACACTGTTGGGGTTACTTGTGCATATGGTAAGTACATAAGTACATTGCCAGTATCTCCGATAGCAGGAAACAAGAGTGTAAAGTATGCAACAGATGATTGCTGCAATAATTATTTCGCCCGTCAAACTGAGGATCAGAATATTTTTTTAAGTACAATTAAGAAAATGGGTAAGCCGGAGTTTTATGTACGCGGAAAACAAGTTAATTGGACATCACAGCCTGCTTCTGAAAATATAACATTTTATATCATCCCGTCTTTTTTAGATTCAGGAGAAGATGATGAGGTTGTTATGCCAACGGCTATAGGTCCTATCTTTGCAAGAATTATTGATTTGATTAAAGCAACAGACGCAAGACCAGAGGAAGTTATTAACAATACGGTTGAGGATAATACCCCAAGACCTACTAACTATTCATAATAATGGAAGGCACTCCAATAAAAAATATAGAATATGTAATTCAGTCCACTCTTAATCGTGTTAAGGGACAGACAGCTGAGATTCCTCGATTGGAACAAATTGCTATCGAGTGGATGAGTGAAGTGGTTAGAGGAACTACCTCATTCCCTTGTTTAAAGGTTCTTCACACTTCAGTTAATTCTGTTGGGCAAGTTCCCCTCCCGTCTGATTTTTTAAGATATACTAAGATTGCTATTGATTACGGTGGTAGATTGTGGGCTTTAGGATTTGATGAAAATATAGCTGTACCTACTACTATGGAGATTGGGCCTGAGTTAAAAACAACGAATGAAGCTAATCCATCAACTGGCGTGTTCTTTATGGACCACTCATGGAATGGTAGATATTTTCCGGCTCTCTTTGCAGCAGGCGGTGGATTTAATCAAGCTTATTACAGAATAGATCCTACAAATACTTTCATTCAATTTACTAGCGGAGTTGCTAATAACAAAATTGTTATTGAATATTTAAGCACAGGTGCTGATATAAACGCTCAAACACTTGTGCCTCATTATTATATTGAGCCAATGAGAAATTATATCATTTGGCAATTGGCTGAATTTGAGCCTCAGAAGTACCCTGTTAACGCTCAAAATAGAGAAAGAATTTATACTGAATCTATGGCGGAAGCAGGAATGGCTCAAGGAAATACTATTGATGAATTACTTGACGCGTTCTACTCGGCTCCAGGATTAAAACTACGATAATATATGTATCAAGAAGGAGTAATTTTTAACGGAGGTATGAACACAGACGATGAAGATCGTCTTATACCTAATGGTGATTATAGATACGCAGCTTACTCTCGAAATTACGGAGTTAACACTCCTATGGAGGGGGCAATACAGTCTATGACCGGAAATATACTCCAAGATAATACTGAACTAGCTGTTGGTGTTAATATAGTTATCGGGTCTTGTGAAGACATAGAGAGCAAGGCACTCATCTTATTTGTATGGAATGATTATAACAACCACTCCATTTGGAGGTATTACGTTGAAAATTTTACATATGAATTAATACTTCAAGACCCGATTTTAAACTTCAAAAAGAGTAATCCAATTTACCATGCAGCTG